TTGTGAGCGAACAGCAACCTGCTCAACCAAAACCATTGCATCACGATGACCCATGATACAAACCCGTGCAGCACCAGTGCCTGATGCAGTGTCGCAATTGCTCGAGACAAACACAGGGATGCCATACAAGTTACCGATCTCACCAGTGCGAATGGTACTGTTAGTACCGCCCACAAAGGCTTGCTCAGTGTAACGAGCCAGACCCATCAGGGTGTTGCGACTTGATGGAGGAATCAAGAAGAAACGCTGATCCATAGGGGTATCGGTGTCATCCAAACGCTGAATAGTACGGCGAATGGCGGCATCGGTCAGTGCTGACTCATTGTTGTTTGCGGCAACATAAGCAGTCGTACCATCACCACCAATGAACGCACCAGTTGCGTAAGCATTAGTACCTGCACCACCATTGGTAGAGCGACCCAACTGAACCAAGTCGGTATCAACTTGTTTAGCCAGGGCATAACCAGCGTCAGAGGTGTAGAAGTTACGCAAGCTGTTCAGGGCTTGGGCCTCGACAATATCCTCAATCAAGCGGCTATATTCATAGTGTTTGTTGATAGACACAGTTACTTCAGACTCAGTAGCGGCAATCAAAGTGACTGCGGCTTCTGCGGCCTTGGCAGATGCTGAACCACGGGTAGGTGCGGGGATATGAATCGTATCGCCCTTCTTACCTTTGAAGTTCATCTTCATAACGAGGTTAGCAAGAACCAAGTTTTTCTTGTAAGCCGCAACAATCTCATCACTCCAAATGTCAGGAATGAATTTGTCTGCTGTGGTCGTAGTAACTGAGTTACTGGGGGAAAATGCTGTTGCCATGTTGTTTCTCCTTAGAAACGAAAATTAAATTACTTAACCCGTCCATCTGCGTATGCTTGCATGATTTCACCACTCAAAGCATCGTATCTGTCAGGTTCTGTCATCTTCAGCCGAATCAGGTCAGCCCGTCTGTATACCCTCTTTGAACTTTCTCCAGTTCCACCAACATCCACTTGTGCGGCCTTCATGTTCTGCTTCCTGGCGGTTTCACCCGCTTGTTCAGTCTGCTTTGACTTGACACCACGCAACTGCTTGTAAGTAGACAGCAACTCATTGGCACTATCGTAATCGAACTCACCATCTGCTTTTGCATACAGACCAAGGCGAACAGGCGAGGATTTCACCCAATTCACAAAGTCCTGATCTTGAGCAATCTGAGTGTAGTCAGGATGCTCTTGCCCTAGCTTTTGCTGAATCTGCATCCTTTTGAAATCCACACCCGCTTGACGGGCTGCGAGAACATCAGGATGATTATCAATAGTCTTCTGAACTGCCTTCTGTGGATTTTCAAAGAAATCTACCTCTGGCTCTTCCTCTTTAATAGTCTGTTGCTTTGAACTGAGGTTCTGCTTTATGAGTTCGTCAGCAAGTTTCCTTACCTCTCCCACTTCTTGCGCTTGCTTGCCAATCAACTTCTCAGCTTCTTGGTGCATCCGAACAATGTCTTCTAGACTTTTATCCCTGTATTTATCAGGGAGTCCAGGGCTTGCTGGCGCAATGGTGTCAGATAGCTTGGATTCTTCAGCTTCTAACTCACTCTTCATCTCAGGTTCGTTATCAATCAACATATTATCCCTTTTTCCTGCCGTTTCGGTTATAGGAGAATCAACTCGGCGTTTATGCTTGTGAGTTGTGCTTTTGCTCCCACTTCAACTGATCTAGGTGTTTTTTCTCAAACCTTCCATGCTCTGATGGGAAAGAACCAGACCACCCTTCTAGTTTAAAGTTTGGAGCAGAAAGAATGCGGTTGGCTGTTTCACCACATTCACACCTAAAACTGATCGACTCATAATCAGTCAGTCTTTCGGTTTTATGCCCGTTTGCACAGGCAAAATCAAACATTCTTTTCATTCAGTTCCTCGTATGCTCTCTCGCTGACCTCTTTCAAGGTTTTCAGCCAAGTAAGTATAGAAAGTTCACCTTTTTTGAATTGTAGGCTTTGTTCATCAGAAATCACAGATATATTATTCAAGGATGCAATCATGGTGTCAATATCCTCCACCAAATCTTTCCACCCATCACTTCCCATCATAGAGAAGCGATTTTCATAATATTTCTGAAGTTCTGGGATCATGCGCCCATGCTTTCAGCTTGAGCCGCTTGATAAGCCACAATGACTTCAGCAGTCCAAGCCACATTGCAGATTGCAGCAATATTGGCAGGGATGCCCGTCAAGTCTTGGCCTGGGGTAAGGCTTGTGCGGTGATAGGTCTTACTCAATTCGTTTCCATCTTCCATGATGCGGGTGGCTTCACGGTAAAGAACGATGCCGTTCTCAGTGACTGTAATTTGGTCAACAGTTGTGGTTTTGGTAATTGACATGATTTTCCTTTATGTTTGATAAAAATAATTAAGATGCTTTTAAGCCACCTCGTAAACACCAGCAAATTCAAGATATGTTCCATTTTTAAATGTGCTAAAACTATCTGTAATTGTCGCTTGTGCGGCTGTAGTACCAACAAGTAACATAGTTGTGTTGGCTTGACTAATTCTAATACCTAAAAAAGTAGCCGCTGTATTTATTGTGTCGAAATACGCAACAGAAAGAGGCGTTGTAACTCTACAAGTAAATGGCAATCCAGAGATTGTATTTGTTGAGCCAGTTCCAATTAAAGTAGTAATAATTGTTCCTTTTACATAAACAATTTTTCCTACCTTTACATAATATCCAGTTTGCGCTCCATAAGTAGCAGTTCCACCAACAGATGGAGTCCAAGTCCCCTCCTCATAATCATCTAGCGTGTTTGCGTCAGTTGATGCTGATTGAGTTGCGGGGAAGGTGATGCCAGCGCCGCTTGTTGATGGGATTGTATTGCCCACGCCAATGGTGTTAAAAATTTGAAGACCGCCGCTTGCATTGAGGGTCATTCTGGTAGTTGTACCGTCTTTAAATAATAACGGCCCTTGTGAGCCTGTAAAGAAAGTGTTGATAATCTCCACGCCATCAGATGGCGTTGCGCTTACTGGTTTTATTAACAACGATGCCCCAGTTGTGCCCGACCGTACAGAAGTGCTTGCTTCAATCGTAGTAAACGCACCAGCAAGCGGACTAGTTGTACCGATGATGACGTTGTTAATCTGATTGCCACCACCTGCCACTGTTCCACCAAGGGTAACTGCACCAAGCGTCTTATTGGTCAGCGTATCAGTCGTTGCTTTACCAACCAAAGTGTCAGTAGCCGCAGGAAGCGTTAAAGTGGTAGTACCCGCCACCGCAGTTGCCGTGACTGTAGTAGTGCCTGATGTGGTTCCAGCAAGAACAAGTGTTCCAGAACCTAGTGTTGAGGTTGCCATGATTTACTTTCCTTTAAGGTGTTCCATTTGCAACTATGTTAGTTACAGATGTAATGACTCCAGTTGAAGACATTGATGCAATAGTCGTTGCCCCATACTTGAACAACAACTTTCCACCACTTTCTTCAATCGTGAAGTTTGTAGTCAAGAGTTTAGGGGTAGATGCCGCAGTTCCAGTAGTGTTCTGGTTAAATGTTGGGAATGAAGTCAAAGATGCCGCTGATCCATTAGGAGCCAATACATCAGTGCCAATCACCAAACCAAGATTTGTCCTGGCTCCAGATGTAGTAGTTGCACCTGTACCACCATTTAAAACAGCAACAGTACCCGTCACATTAGATGCTGTACCAGTAGTGTTCTGGTTAAAAGTAGGAAAAGAGGTCAGACTTGCAGCCGAGCCACTTGGAGACAGAACATCTGTCCCAATCACCAACCCTAGATTGGTTCTGGCATCACCAGCAGTTGATGCGCCCGTACCACCATCAGCAAGTGCCAAATCTGTAATACCTGTTATTGAGCCACCAGTGATAGAGACATTGCTTGATGCTTGGGTAGCAATTGTTCCCAAACCGCCAATATCAGCAGTGGTCAGAGTAATAGCACCAGTACGCCCTGCAACTGAAGTTACAAGGTCAGTGTTATCAACTTTTTCCCAAGTAGTTCCATTAAAGATGACCCAATCGCCTTGAGTCCAAGTCGTAATGCCATTGAGATTGGTTGAACCTGTTACAGAGACAACATAGTAGTCTCCCTTTGTTCCTACGCTAGAAACAAGAGTAGGCGTGTTGGTTGATGCGTTCCAAGTGCCTTCATAGTTTACAAATCCAGACAGAGCCGTAATTTGAGACTGAAGACTCGTTAGAGTATCAAGTACAGACTGAGAAGTGCCGCCACCATTAGTAATGACTTTGATGCGTTCAGCAACATCAAAAGGAACAACCTCACCAACATTAATTTCACGACCATTATCAAGGACGATAACAAGACTACCATCAAAATCAATACGAGCAGAGGCAACGCCAGTGCCGTTATCGCCATCGACTCCATCACGCCCAGGAACACCATCTCTTCCTGCTGGCCCCCTTGAACCTGCTGGCCCTTGCTTACCATCTCGTCCATCTTTGCCATTCTTGCCATCCTGACCATCTTGTACAGAG